ATATAAGTATCAAGACGATATATTCTCTAACGAGTTAGTTACTCTTTTATATTTTAATTATAAGACAGACAAGAAGTTTGTATATAAGAAAAAGAATTTAGAGAATGGTGGATCTAAAGTAATTAGAAAGGATGACTCATTTAATCCAGAGGATAATGAGATGTTCCAAAAAGTAGAGGTTAGCAAAGAAGTTTGGTACGAAGGTGTAATTGTAGCTGGTACTAATATTATACTTCAGTGGGAGATGTGTAAGAATATGGTTCGTCCTAAGTCTGCATCTAACAAAGCTACTGCTAATTATGTATTGTTTGCGCCTAGAATGTATAAAGGGCAGATTGATTCACTAGTTAAGAGAATGATTCCTTTTGCTGACCAGATACAGTTGATACATTTAAAACTACAGCAAGTACAAGCAAGGATTGTTCCTGATGGGGTATTTATTGATGCTGATGGACTGAATGAAGTTGACCTTGGAACAGGTGCTGCTTACAATCCAGAGGACGCACTTAAGTTGTACTTCCAGACAGGTTCCGTTATTGGTAGATCTTATACTGGTGATGGCGAGTTTAATAACGCTAGAGTTCCAATTCAAGAGCTGAATAGTAATAGCGGTCAGTCTAAGATTGCTGCACTTATCGGAAGCTATAACCATTACCTTAGTATGATTCGTGATGTCACAGGACTTAATGAGGCTCGTGATGGATCAATGCCTAACCCTGACGCACTTGTTGGTGTTCAGAAGTTGGCAGCATTAAACAGCAATACAGCAACTAGACACGTAATGGAGGCAAGCATGTCTATCGTTAAGAGACTTGCTGAATGTGTATCTATTAGAATAGCAGACATACTTAACTACGCTACGTTTGCAGATCAGTTTGCAATGCAGATTGGTAAGTACAATATGAGAATACTTAACGATGTTAAGGACTTGTATCTATATGACTTTGGTATCTTCATCGAGCTTGATCCAGACATGGACGAGAAGGAGATGCTAGAGAGAAATATTCAGATAGCTTTACAGCGAGACGCTATTGACCTTGAGGATGCAATAGACATAAGAAATGTTAAGAACATTAAAGTAGCAAATGAATTGTTAAAAGTTAAGCGCAAACGTAAACTTGTAGCACAACAACAACGTGAAGACCAAGTTGCACAGATGCAAGCCAATAACAACGCTATGTCTCAACAAGCTGCTGCCGATGCTGCTATTCAAAAGGTTCAGGCTGAGGCTCAGGTTAAGTCTCAAGTTAAGCAGACTGAGATTCAGTTAGAGATGCAGAAGTTACAAATGGAGGTGGAACTTAAGAAGCAATTGATGCAGATTGAGTTTGAATACAATATGCAATTAAAAGGTATAGAAGTAGATGGACTTAAGAAACGAGAAGCAGATAAGGAAAAAGCTAAGGATAAACGAGTTGACCTACAGGCAACTAGACAATCAGACCTCATCGAACAAAGACAAAAACAGCTTCCTGCAAAGAACTTTGAAAGTTCTGAAGACGATTTATCAGGATTTGACTTAGAGTCATTTGGACCAAAATAATATGAAAAAAGGACTGTACGCAAATATTCACGCTAAACGAGAGCGTATTGAGGCAGGCTCTGGAGAGACAATGAGAAAGCCAGGAACTAAAGGCGCTCCTACAGCTAAGGCATTCAAGAAGGCAGCTAAAACAGCTAAGAAGAAATGAAAGACTCAAGATTAGAACGAGCTGGAGTTAAGGGTTTTAATCAACCGAAGAAGACTCCTAGCCATCCAACTAAATCTCATATTGTAGTTGCCAAGGTTGGTGATACTATTAAGACAATACGTTTCGGACAGCAAGGTGTAAAGACTAATCAGACTGTCGGACAACGTGAGGCATTCAAAAGTAGACACGCAAAGAATATATCAAAAGGAAAATTATCAGCTGCTTACTGGGCAGACAAAATTAAGTGGAGTCCCAGTAAGACTGCATCACCAAGCAAGAAATGGATAAAAGGATCATGAAAAGTATAAAAGCACCTAGCCCTAAAAAGGCTTCAATTGCAAAGACAATAAAAACTAAATCAGTGCCAAAGTTTAAGATGCCAAAAGCACCAAAATGCTAATATTGTTTTTTTAGTTAATTTTGTAACAAATTAAATCAAATATAATGAGTGAATTCAAAGTTAGAGCTGTAGAGTTCGAAGAGAAGTCTGTAGTTGAACACGAACAAGAACTCGTAGATAGACACGAGAGAGAAGTTGCAGGAGATGCGACTGAGTCAGTAGCCGATGAGCCAATAGCTGGGGTAACTGAAGAGACAGTAATAAATAGTGAACAGGCAGTACCTGTCACTAATGAAATAAAAGAAGAGGACGTTCTTTCACATCTTAGAAGCAGATACAATAAAGAGATAAACTCTTTAGATGATTTGTTTGCGCAAAGAGAAGCTAACGATGAACTGCCTGAAGACGCTGCTGCTTTTTTAAAGTTTAAGCGAGATACTGGTAGAGGGATTGAGGATTTTGTAAGACTTAATAAGGACTTCGATAAGATGGATGAAAAGTCTGTCTTATATGAATACTATAAGAATTCAAATCCAGAGTTTGATGATGAAGATATCTCATTTAAGATTGAAGAACTTTCATACGATGAAGACTTCGATGATGAGAAGGATATCAAATCTAAAAAGTTAGCATTAAAACAAGAGCTAAAAAGAGCCAAGCAATATCTAGAAGATCAGAAGGAGCAGTATAAAATTCCGCTTGAGTCAAGTAAGAGTTTTGTTCCAGATGAAGATAAGGATGAGTTTGAATCTTATAAGCAAAATAAGCAACAGGTGACAACATCTGAGCAGGAGGCACGCAAAAGGTCTGAGTATTTTGAAGCTAAAACAAATGAATTGTTTTCAGATAAGTTCGAAGGTTTCGGATTTAATATCGATGACAACAAGGTTGTTTACAAGCCGTCAGATACAAAGGCGATAAAGGAGCAGTCAGATATTACTAAGTTCATTAAGAACTTTTTAAATGAAGACGGTTACGTTAAAGATGCGGAACTTTTTCACAGAGCTATTACCATTGCTTCAGACCCAGATAAGTTTGCTAAATTCTTTTATGAGAAGGGCAAATCGGACGGTGTCGAAAACATAGCGGTTGAATCTAAGAATATAGACATGGGTCGTCCTGCAACAACGGTAACACCAAAGCAAGGCTTCACTGTTAGATCCTTAGACGGAGACAATATAGAGTATAAAATAAAAAGTAAAAACAAAAACTAAAAACTAAAAAAAATGGCAGGTTCATTATCGGTAACTCCTACGTTTGAGTTACAACCAAGTTCAAAAAAGGCTACGTTGCAAAGCAACTATTTAGGTAGCAATGATTTCGATTTCTTAAACCAGTATCTACCTGATACAATGGAGAGAGAATTCGGACGTTATGGAGATCGTTCTATCGGATCTTTCCTTCGTAACATGAGTGCTGAAATTCCTTCTAACTCTGACTTGATTAAATGGTCAGAAGAAGGTCGTCTTCACACTAAGTATATTAACTGTTCAGTAGTTTATGGAGGTGGTAATGATACAGCTACATTGACTATTGCTGATGCAGGTATTACAACTTGTAACTTCCGAGTTGGACAAACTGTATTCCTTTCTTCTAACTCAGCTTCTACATCTGATAAAGCTATCGTAACAGCAGTTAACGTTGGCGCTAACCCATTAGCAGTAACTGTAGCCTACTATGCTGCGGCTGGTGGTACAATCAATGCTGCTAACGTAATTACAGCCTTCGTTTATGGTTCTGAATTCAAAAAAGGAACTAACGGAATGGACGGTTCTTTGGAAGCTGAAACTGAAATCTTTGAGGTTAAACCAGTTATTATTAAAGACAAGTTCGCTATCTCTGGTTCTGACATGGCTCAAATCGGATGGATCGAAGTTGAAGGTGATAACGGAACGGGATACCTTTGGTACTTGAAGTCTAAGCATGAGACTCGTCTACGTTTCGAAGATTACCTTGAAATGATGATGGTTGAGCACGTTGAAACTGATGCTGGTTCTGGAGCTGCTGCTGCACTTGGAAATGTATCTGGATCTCAAGGTTTACTTTCTTCTATCGAAGAGCGTGGTAACGTATGGTCAGGTGGTGTTCCTTCTACATTGAATGATTTCGACACAGTTCTTAATCGTTTGGATAAGCAAGGTGCAATCGCTGAGAATACTATCTTCGCTAACCGTACATTCTCTTTGAATATTGACGATATGTTGGCTGCTCAAAACTCTTATGGAGTTGGTGGTACATCTTATGGTCTATTCGATAACGATGCGCAAATGGCAATCAATCTTGGATTCACAGGATTCCGTAGAGGTGGTTATGATTTCTACAAGTCTGATTGGAAGTACTTGAATGATGCTACTCTTCGTGGAGGTCTAGTAGGTGGTGTTGTTAACGGTGTATTAGTTCCAGCAGGATCAACGAATGTTTATGACCAAGTTCTTGGTAAAAACACAACTCGTCCGTTCTTGCACGTTCGTTACCGTGAGACAGCAAACGAGAATCGTAAGTATAAGACTTGGTTGACTGGTTCAGCAGGTGGAGCTAACACTAGCGATCTTGATGCAATGGAAGTCCACTTCCTTTCTGAAAGAGCGTTGTGTACACTTGGAGCTAACAACTTCTTTATCTTCAAATAAAAACAACCTAGAGAGGGACATCAGTGTCCCTCTCTATTTTTTCTTATAATTCAAATTAAAATCAAATGAAAACAACAAAAACATTCTTGCTTAAAAGCAAGAAATCACCAGTATCATTTATTCTTCAATCTAGAGATCTTCCTACTAGAAGACTACTACACTTCGATG